CCGCAGAAAGAAGAAAAAGAAAAAGTTGCGCCGGCGCAACCGAAAGTATCCACGGTTGCGAAGCGGGCGGCCGCCGCACCGAAAGCATCACCGAAGAAGGAACCCGCACCGGAATCCCAGAATGAGAGGCAGGAAGAGAAAGAAACCTTCATGCCGGAACCGGAAGTTGCGCCGGCGCAACTCGCAGTGGAGGCTCGACAGGAAGAAACGGCAGCAGAAGAACAGGAGATCCGGAGAGAGACGCCGGCAGCGGAAGAGCAGGAAAAAGAGACTCCGGCAGCGGCGGCAAAGGAGCCGGAAACTGCAGAGGAAGATCTGACAGGGCAGCGGGATACAACCGAAAGCATCAGTAATAGCGATATCGTTGAGAAAAGCCTGAATGAAGGGGCAACTACTCGTGATGTGGAAGTGATCTGGGAAAAGATTGCACACAGAGCTACTACATTGCAGGATGAGGTCAGAAACAAGCGACCTGCCCAGGTGGCTCATGCAGCAAGGGCAATCCTGCTATTCCTTGAGGATCTGGATACCGTGATTGACCACATCAAGGAGGAACCGGATGAATAAAGCAGAGCAGCGGGAACTGATCCTGCAGATTAAAGAGAAAATAAACAGCTACGAGGGCCCGGATGATGCCGGGGTTGTAAAAGGCCTTCTGTGGACTATGTACCTGATTGAGAAAGGCAAGGACTATGCGGACAGGCACGTGGAAATCGGATCTGTCCAAGATACAGGGTGCAGGGATTGCGGGTGCTGACGGAAGGCAAGGATTCGGGATGCATTAACATTCTGATCAGGAAGATGAAGGTCGGCATGATCGAGAAGGAGGCACAGTAAAAAATGGATCAGTATATTATCAAGGACGGCGTAAGGGTAAGGAGGGAGCCAACATTGGAAGAAAAGGTTAACAAGCTGCTGCACTATTACGAGTTGGCAGCACAGAGCCTTATCGGACGGCTTCCGGAATATGAGAAATGGGGATCAGGGCCATATTATCGCCACCGGCTTGCCTGCTATCAACAGTTTATCCGAGAGCTCAAAACCATCATGGGGGAAAAAGAACATGGGAATTGTAATTGAAAGACAGGTAATCGTTACCTGGTATACTCCGAAGGAAAAGCTTCCTCCGGAGTATATATCTGTCGTTGCAACAATATCCGGAAGATCTAAAAATGCAGTCTGGGATCACGCAATGATTATGATGGAGTATGCATCAGATGGCTGCGGGTGGCTTGCGGCAGATGATGATATCGAATTCGAAGAGCTGACGGTCCACGCTTGGTGTGATCTGGAACCGTACGGAGGAAATTGAAAGGGGAAATCATGGGAAAATTAAGGGGTTGAGGATTATACATGAACACAAACGATGACATTTTCACATTTTTAAGAGCCATCCCAGACATAAAAGAGTGGGGAGTAGAACACTCTGCTCCCTGCCCGTTCTGCGATGGAACGATAAAAGCGATTAGAAGTATCAACAACGGGCATCTATCAGCTAAGTGTGACGGATGCGGAAGGAGGGTGATGGAATGACCAAACTTGAAAGGTTAGGGAACAAATGCACTAACACGATCTGCCACAAGGAATGCCCGATATACTACTTCCGGGAGAACGGAGCAGGAAAAGGCACAGGGAATAACTGTGTGGAGAGCATGAGATTCCCGAATGTAGCAAGGAATGTGGAGCTGTGGCTGAAGGGTAAGCCGTGGAGCAAGGCGGAATTGGATAGATGGGAGGATGATGAATGAAATACTTATTTACATATGCCTACAATGGCAAAAATCAGGGGAAGCCGGAGAATGGGGGAGGTTCGATGGAAATGATCGTACACGGCACGGACAGGATCACACCCAAGATCATCGAGTCAGCGGTGGAGATTACAAAGCAGAATCTTAACGCATGTGGAATACAGGTTGACAAGCTTGTCCCTATGGGATGGTTTAAGTATGACGGAGAGGATGAATGATGGCACAGTGCAAATCATGTGGAGCGGAAATTAAATTTATCAAGATGAAGTCCGGCAGATGGAATCCAGTGAATACACAGAAGAGATATATCAAGAAGGACGGAGGGCATGAAGTTCTGGTCACGGACTCCGGCGAATTGATCCGGGGGACATTTGCAACTCTGGAAGAGGGAGCAAACGGAGTGGGATACATCTCTCATTTTGCAACGTGCAACGCATCTGAGAAATGGAGAGGGAGATGAACAATAAAGAAATCTATCTCGGAACGGTGTTCCTTGTGTTCTGCCAGGCGGAAATAGGCTCATATATGTGTACTTATGGCCCGGAGCGTGTGGTTGTATCGGCAAAGGAAGTTGCTAATGTGTTGAAGTGGTCAGTATACAAGGCAAGGAAAGCAATCCGGGAACTGGCAGAGCGGGGATGGATAGAGAGAGCGTCCTGCGGATGTCCGGCGGTGGTATCTTACGGGGAAGTGCCGGAGCTTGTGTGCGATGCCATGCCACCAAAGAACGGCTATGCGATCACGAAGGAAGGATTCCAGACGGATCATTGGAAGCTGGCTTATAAAGAGTGGTGCGATGATCTGGCAGAATGGGCAAATAAAGGGATTGAGGAGGTAGATGGATGACAGTAGCGGAGCTGAAAAAGGAACTCGAATACTATGATGACGATATGGAAGTGGTGTTTAATCTGGACGATCCGTCCGTGGAAGTGGACAGTTGGACAGAGGACAAGTGGGGCAACAGGGAAGTGAGCATTGACAAAAAACTTGAGCCGACATTCATCAGCGAGATGCACGGGGATATGCGTATTGAGTTGGGGGTGATGGACGGATGAGAGAGTGTGCAGAGTGGATAGAACGGAGAGGTGAGGAATGAAGGGATTATTTATACCAGAGATAACCGCAGAAATGTTCCGAAATGGTTGTCTGGAGAGCATTGAAGCACTTATGGCACAGGGCGAGATATATGATATTGAGTATTCAAGGTGGATTCCTGTAAAGTGGCATGAGATTACAGAAGAAGAGCGAGAAAAAGAAGGATATCCGAGTGAGTGGGTAGTGCATCTTGATTGTATACTACCCGAAGATGGTGAGGAAATTCTTATCACAACAAAGCGTGGAATTGTGGAAAAGGACACGGCATATTGTGACGATGGATGCTACTTGGACAGCGGTTATGATTGGGTTGATGATGTAATAGCATGGATGCCCTTGCCCAAACCATACAAGGCGGAAAGCGAGGGATAAATGCGAAATTACAGATGGTGGTTAAGCCGCAAGAAACGAGTAAGGAAGAAATACAGGCTACTTCTTGGATGGTATTATTCTCCGAAAGAAATTAGAGAGTGGTATAACAAGTGGATTGGCAGAAAGTGAGGATAAGTTAGACGAATTGGTGGAAGACAGCAAAAAATCTGTCAAGCCGGGGAAGTGGATGCCTCACATGGTAACAGCCAAATGCGAGAGCATTGATCATGATGTATGCTCCGAGTGTCATGTTTGCTTTTACGGCGAACCGACATGGAGCTGGAAGTATTGCCCGAACTGTGGAAAACCGATGGAGGTGCAGAATGCTAAGGACATAAATATCTCTATCAAGTCAGATGATTTTGATAGGTCGGGAGGGGAGTGGAGATGATTGGCGAGCTTATGAATAGAGCTATCGAGAACATGAATGAGTGTGCAAGACAGATTGGGCCAATACTTGAGTCGGCTATTCAAAGGCTTACTCGTACATTTAATCACATAGCCACTGAGTTAGGGTTAATCCGGCACAGATATAAGTACCACACAAAGCGTGTAGCAGTAAGGAAGATGCAGTTGAGGAGGTTGAGAAAAAGATGGAAACAGTAAAGCTTAAAATTGGCGAAGTAACGCCGTATGAGAAAAACGCAAAGAAGCACGATGAAAAGCAGATCAAGAACGTCATGGAATCAATCCGGCAGTTCGGATTTGTGCAGCCGATTGTGGTGGATAAAAACAAGGTGATTATTATAGGCCATTGCAGGTTTATGGCAGCCAAACGGCTGGAAATGGAAGAAATCGACGCGGTTATAGCGGATCAGTTGACGGATGAACAGGTGAGCAAGCTCCGCCTGCTGGATAATAAACTGAACGAGTCTGAGTGGGACATTGACCTGCTCATGGATGAGGTGCCGGAGCTGAATTGGAACGGTTTTGATGTGGATTGGGGCATTCCGGACATTGATGATATAGAAACGGAAGAGCAGGAACTCGAAAGAAAAAAGAAAGAGTTTGAGGAACGGATGGCAGCAGGAGAGTTGTCCGAAGATTCAGAAGAGTATCAGGAGTTCCTGGCTAAGTTTGAGGCAAAGAAAACCACGGACGATTGCTATACTCCGCCTATGGTTTACGATGCGGTTGCTGATTATGTTGCAGGAAAGTATAAGCTAAAGAAAACACAGTTTGTCCGGCCTTTTGTTCCAGGTGGTGATTATATCAATTTTCAGTATCCAGAGAACGGAGTTGTGGTAGATAATCCACCCTTTTCGATATTGGCAGAGATCCTTCAGTTTTACAAAAACAATGGGATCAAGTTCTTTTTGTTCGCGCCTGCTCTGACGTTGTTTTCTTCTTCTTCTTCTTCTTCTTCTTCTTCTACGGCGCTTTGTACCGGGATTGGGATCACATATGAAAACGGAGCGCGTGTCAATACGTCATTCTTAACTAATCTGGATCCGGCAGAGATCAGATTCAGAACAGCTCCGGATCTATACGCGGCTGTTAAAATCGCTGACGAAGAAAACGCAAAGAAAAACAGAAAAGAGCTCCCAAAGTATTCGTATCCGCTTGAAGTGGTGACGGCTCCAATGCTGACAGCATACAGTAGGTATGGCATCGATTTTGCTGTCAATAAAACCGAAAGCTATCAGATCAGCAGCCTTGATTCTCAGAAGGCGAGCGGAAAGGCTCTATTTGGTAAAGGCTATCTCATATCAAATGCTAAGAAGGCAGAGCGAGAGAAGGCAGAGCGAGAGAAGGCAGAGCGAGAGAAGGCAGAGCGAGAGAAGGCAGAGCGCTGGGAATTATCTGAAAGGGAGATAGAGATAATTAGCAGATTGGGGTAAATGAGGAGGGAATAAATGGAAACAAAATGGAGCGAGGCGTACCTGAGCGGCGTCCGGAACCGGTGGGTGATGGTGGATTATTACGAAAGAAGAATCAAACAGCTCGAGGATCAGCTTTTAGCATACGGTAGCGCAGGTATCGACGGTGAACGTGTGCAATCTTCCCCGAAGAGTGACAGCCTTGAGAAGCGTGTGATCCGGTTTGTGGAGAACGAGGAGAAGATCATCGTCAGGTTTTATGATCAGCTTGAGGCCGCAAACGAAAAGCAGGACGAGGCTATGGAGCGGATCGGATGCCTGAAGGAAGGAAACCGAAAGAACTTCTTGATTGAATACTATGTGAACAGGCTCAGCATAAGAGAGATAGCAGAGTTGTTTGGACATAGCGACGAAGCTTCGACACGTAACCTGAAGGCTAAGGCACTCGAATACTTTGAAGAGATGGCGAATGTCTGCGGATGGAAGAAATAAAAAGGTATTATAGAAGTACACGCCACAATCTGATATAGTGTAGTCGGTGAATCATTGGTTTACCTTAACTGCATAGGAAGCGCATCCTTAATCGCTGGGTGCGCTTTTTCTGTTGGAGATAATATGGATTACAAAAGCAAACGGTGGGAAAGCTTACGCAAGTCAATCCTTCGACGCGACGGATATATGTGTCAGGAGTGCAAGCGATATGGCAAGGTGAGAGATGGAAGTCACGTTCACCACATCTTTCCCGCTGAACGATATGAAGAGTATCAGTACAAGTCGTGGAACCTGATAACATTGTGTCAGGCGTGCCACAACCGGATGCACGATCGTGATAGCCATGAGCTGTCACAGGAGGGAGAGAAGCTGCTTGAGCGCACAAGACGAAGGATACAGGACAGGCTTTCCGAGTAAGCCGGGGTGGTATGACGTGATCGTTGACGGAGTAGAGCAGCGGCTCTGCTTTCGTTTCTGTCCGTCCTGCGGGATGAATGTCTGGCAGGATCTTTACGGCAACAAGACAGATCCTGATCTCGTACAGTGGATGCCAGGGTCTTGGTCTATATACCCATAACACATTCTCCTTTCATGGGGAGCAGGGGCTGATCACTCCTGCTCCTTCACTTGGAGAAAAACATAAAAAAATTTTTTTGAGGTATCCCCCGGCCTCAAAAAATTTTTTTAATTTTTTTTTGGGCCAACGGGGCGAGGGGCTTCTTCCCCACCCGATCAATATTTAAAGGAAAAATCCCCAGATGGAATCAAAGAAGTGGAAAAGTTTAATAATGCGGAACTGCAAATCAGTTGGAACCATGCAACCGGCTTTCAAATCGGTGATTGAGACATTGGCCGACATCCTGGAGCAGCGGGACAAGGTTTGGGAACAGTTCGTGAGTGAAGGCGCTCAAGTGATCATTGAAAGGGTGAGTGACCGGGGCGCTGTTAACTCGGCTAAGAATCCTCTCTTCGTAACATGGATGGATTTGAACACTCAGGCCTTGTCATACTGGAGAGACCTGGGCCTTACACCGAAGGGCTTGAAAGCAATCAATGATTTAATGGTGAAGGATGCAAAGAAAGATCCGCTGGTTGAAGCTCTGAGAAAGATCAGCGGTGATGGCGATGGCAAAGTCTTATAAAAGTATAGCAGTTGAATATGCGCATGACGTCGTTTCCGGGAAAGAGGTTGCGGGTGAGGACAGAATCCTTGCATGCCAAAGATTCCTAAATGACCTCAAGCGAAAAGACCTTGAGCTGCACACGATGGAACCGGATTTTGTGATCGCAGTGATCGAGCAGTTTATTGTCCACAAACAGGGCGAGGACATTAACGGTGTCTCGCTTGTTGGAAAGCCGCTCATTCTGGTCCCCTGGCAGATCTTCATTGTTTATAACCTCGTTGGATTTTATTGGAAGGGAACACAGGAAAGGCGTTACAAAGAGGGGTTCATCTTTGTCCCGAGGAAATCCGGAAAAGCTGTGAGCCTTGACACGGAAATACCTACACCGGACGGATGGAAACTCATGAAGGATATACATGAGGGTGACTATGTATTTTCGCAGGATGGAACACCCGCCAAAGTCCTTGTTGAGTCCGAGATATTCCATAAGCAAATGTTTGAATTGACATTTGATGATGGAATGAAGGTTAAGGCGAGTGCTGACCACATATGGACAATCCAGACAAAGGATAGCAGAAGGGCATTTAAGAGACCATATAAAAGAGAGTCAAGCACGCATCCAGCACTTCACAGGAATGAGGGATGGATAGAACGCCGGACAATCGACATGATTGGAGACTTTGCCAAAGTCCGGAAAGACGGAAAAGGCATTGAATATAAATACAGAGTACCAATGACTAAGCCGGTGCAGTATCCAAGAGCAGATTTGGAGGTTGACCCTTACACTCTTGGAGTTTGGCTTGGAGATGGATCATGCACAGATACTAATATAACGTGCGCTGATACTGACCGAGAAGAAATGATGGAACTGTTATCCGCAGAAGGTCACACTTGCGTATGGCATGAACACAAGAATAGAGCCGGGAGCATAGCACTTGATAAGCATGGCAAAAATTTATCAAATGCTCCAAACCCCTTGAGGGATAATTTGCGGAAATTGAATGTTTGGAATAACAAACATATTCCGGATAAATACATGACCGCATCCATATCGCAAAGGCTTGCACTCCTGCAAGGACTCATGGACACGGATGGAACTTGTAGCGTGCGTGGAGAATGTGAGTTTACTCAAAAATCCAAGAGATTAGCACAACAGGTATTTGAACTTGTATGCAGCCTTGGGTTCCGTGGAACAATCAACCCCAAAATGGCAAAGTGTAACGGAGTGGATGCCGGCATTGTTTATCGTGTTCATTTTTTCACGGATAAGACCATGCCATGCTTTAGGTTAAAGCGAAAGGTTGAGAGGTTGAAACCATCTCTTGCCACTCGTATGAAAGCTAAAAGCATTATAGATATTCGAGAAATACCCACTGAGCCATCAAAGTGCATCATGGTGGACAATCCAACACATTTGTACCTTGTTGGAAGAAGTTATATAGCAACACATAATACACTCTTTGCAGCGGGACTGGCATGGGGCTTGTCACTACTGGAAAGAAGGAGCGGAGCCAAGCTTTATATTACGGCGGCCGCATTGAAGCAATCAAGGCAGGCTTTTGACGATATCACCTATTCCCTCCGGAATAAGGGGATCATCAACACATTTACGGTACACGACAATAACACGGAGCATTCCGTTCAGAGAGATTTTGCGCAGGAAGGATCCATCTACATCGAAGCTGTAGCGGCCAATCCGGATGCACAGGACTCTTTCAACTGCAACCTGGCCATTGCCGATGAGATTCATGCTTTCAAAAAGGCGGCTCAATACAACCGCTTTAAAGAAGCCATGAAAGCGTATACCAATAAAATGATGATTGGGATCACAACGGCCGGCGATAACATGAATTCGTTTTGCTACAGAAGATTGGAGTACGCAAGGAAAGTGCTCCGTGAAACTGTTAAGGATGATAACCTGTTTGTTTTTATCACCGCCGCTGATCAGGACGAGAACGGGAATGTCGATTACCTGGATCCGATTCAGCACCAGAAGGCTAATCCGTCATTTGGCGTGACGATCCGGCCAAGTGATCTTATGAATGACGCTTTGCAGGCGCAGAATGATCCGCAACAGAGAAAGGACTTCCTTTCCCGTTCGCTGAACGTCTACACGACAGCAATGAAGGCATACTTCAATATCGAGGAGTTCCGTAAGTCTGACAAGAATTACAGTTGGACACTCGAGGAGCTGGCAAAACTACCGATAGACTGGTACGGAGGCGCAGACCTCTCCAAGCTCCACGACCTGACCGCCGCTGCACTCTTCGGGCATTACGATCAGGAGGATGTGGATATCATTATCACTCACGCTTTCTTTCCGGTGGTGAATGCCGCTAAGAAGGCGGACGAGGACGGAATTCCGCTTTTTGGATGGGCGGATGACGGATGGCTTACAATGTCAAATACTCCAACAGTTGAGGTATCTGACGTTGTTAAGTGGTTTCAGTTCATGCGGGATCGCGGTTTTAAGATTGTCCAGGTCGGGCATGACCGTAAGTTCGCCCGTGAATACTTTGTCGAAATGAAAAAGGCAAAGTTTAATATTATAGATCAGCCACAGTATTATTACCTCAAAAGTGAGGGCTTCAGGCACATAGAAAAGTCGGCAAAAGATGGTCGGCTTTTTTATTTGCATTCAGACGCTTATGAGTACTGCGTCCAAAACGTCCGGGCCATAGAAAAGACGGATGACATGATCCAATATGAAAAGGTAATGCCGGAGCAGAGGATAGACCTGTTTGATGCTTCGGTATTCGCATGTGTGCGATATTTAAATGATTTTGAAAAAAGAAAATCCAAGAGAAGTTGGTGGGAGTAAAAGATGGCGCTTTTTAGCAGAAAGAAAAAACAGAATCGCAATGTCGGCCTGTGGCTGTCTGACTCCGATATCTGTTGCACCGGGTATACACCGCTCGATAAGAACCCGGAAGTTGTAACAGCCTGCAGGCGGATCGCAGAGCTGATCGGGATGCTCACAATCCACATCATGGAAAATACCGAGGATGGGGATAAGCGGATCATAAACGAGCTCAGTGCAAAGCTGGACATTAACCCGAATCCCTACATGACGAGGAAGGATTTTATAACGGCAATCGTTATGAATCTCCTGCTTTATGGCGATGGCAACTCGGTGGTTAAGGTTAATACAAGCCAGGGCTACCTTGGCAGCCTGGAGCCGGTTCCTGCGTCCATGGTAAGCTTCAATGGCACATGGAACGATTATTCGGTAACCATTGACGGCAAAGTCTATGACAAGGACGACGTCCTGCATTTCCGGATCAACCCTAAAAAGGATTATCTCTGGAAAGGGCAGGGTTTCCGTGTGATCCTGTCCGACTTGGTTTCTAATCTTAAGCAGGCAAGCGCAACCGAGAAAGCGTTCTTCTCTTCCAAGTGGAAGCCGTCAATGATCATTAAGGTTGACGCCTTGATAGATGAATTTGCAAGCCCTGAAGGGCGGCAGAAACTTCTCGATTCCTACGTCAAGAGCTCTAATGCCGGAGATCCGTGGCTTATCCCTGCGGAGCAGTTCCAGGTGGAGCAGGTTAGACCGCTGTCCCTTGCGGATCTTGCCCTTGCTGATAACGTAAAGCTTGACAAGCAGACGGTAGCATCAATTCTCGGCGTTCCGTCGTTCCTTCTCGGAGTTGGGCAGTACACCAAGGCCGAGTGGAACAGCTTTATTAACTCGCAGGTTAAGTCCATCGTCATGAGCATCCAGCAGGAAATGACAAAAAAGCTGATCCTGTCTCCAAAGTGGTACGTCCGGTTTAATATCCTTTCCCTTCTGGATTGGGATATACAGACAATCAGCGATGTTTTCTGTGCCTTATCGGACCGCGGCTTTGTAACAGGTAACGAGGTGCGGGATAAGATAGGCATGAGTCCGGCTGACGGATTAAATGAGTTTAGGGTATTAGAGAATTATATCCCGTATGACATGGCTGGCTTGCAGAAGAAATTGGTTCAAAAAGGCGAATAAGCCTTTTGAATAGCGCGAACGGGTTGCAAACCGTAGGGAGTGATGACCGCCACTCCCGACGCGCTTCACAATAGCGGTCAATATGAAAGGCGGTCAAAAATGAATAGTGGTATTTACGCATTGGTCAATAAGAACAATGGCAAGAAGTACGTTGGAAGAAGTGTGGACCTCCATAAACGTGAGATGACGCATTTGTGGTTGCTTAAAAATAACAGGCACTTCAACATCCATCTACAAAGAGCATGGAACAATGGAGATAGATTTGATTTCGTTATTTTGGAAGAATGCACCGAAGACAAGTGCAATGAGAGAGAAATATATTGGATTGACAAATTAAACACTATGAAAGCTGGATATAACCTTTGTGAAGGTGGAAATACTACAACCGGCTATCATTTCTCGGAAGAGACAAAAAGAAAAATATCGAGTAAGAACAAGGACAAGAAAAACTCCATCGAGACTATTGAAAAGCGAATCAAATCATTGAAAGCACACATAGAAAATGATCCTGATTTTGCCATGTCTTACAAAGAAAAGTTGAGACAAATCGCTATTGATAGAAATTTCGGACATTGGAATGAGGGGACTCATCACACCGAAGCAGAGAAGAAAAACCTATCAGAGAAATTGAAATGTCGATTTGTTTCGGATGAGCACAAACAGAAATTGAAAGAACTGTATTCCGGTGAAAAATCACTGTCTGCAAAATTGTCTCGTTCTGATGTTATTGAAATCAGATATAGATTTTTGAATGGCGAAAGACAGATTGATATATGCAAAGATTATCCAGTAGGACCACAAACCATATATGACATTGTTAGAAATCGTAGATGGAAAAGCGTTCCGAACACACTAAAGGAATTGGAGGATTTAATGAAAAATGGAAGACAGGACAATGGGGGCTCGGCAAGTCCGAGCAAAAATAACTGATTTTAATGTCCGATCTGATGAAGATGGAAAACAGTACATAGAAGGTTATTTCGCTGTTTTTAACAGCGTTTATGACATTGCTCCGGGAATGTCTGAAAGCGTAGCACCCGAAGCTTTTAATAAAACCATTTCAGATGACATTCGGTGTTTAACCGACCATGATACACGACTTGTCCTTGGTAGAACATCAGCGCATACCTTTGAATTAAAGGTTGATGCTCATGGTTTGTGGGGACGCGCTCTGGTCAATCCGAACGATCAGGACGCAGTTAACACAAAGGCAAGAGTTGATCGCGGTGACATCAACCAAGCGAGTTTCGGATTTGACATTATCAAAGAGGATACCGACATCCGCGAAGATGGGTCAGTCCATTTCACAATCCGAGAGGTTAAGCTATACGAATGTTCTGTTGTGGCATTTCCAGCTTATGCGGAAACGAATATCACCTCACGAGCAAGAGACGCGGAGGTTGCTAAGGAACGGGCAAAGCAGGCGGATTATGAGCGGAGGGAAGAGAGACGCAGAAAGTTGGTAGAAAAACTAAACGGAGGTAATGAAAATGCTTAGAGCATTAGTTATCGGAAAGAAGAAAAGAGAAGCCGAGAAAAAGCTCGAAGAGGCAAGGAATAGCCTTACAGAGATCCTCAAACGTGAGGCAAGCCTTGCAAACGAAATGCAGACACGCGAGGACGTATCTGACGAGGAGCTGAAAGCGGCTGAAGAGGAAGCTGATAAGATCGAAACAGAAAGGGCAGAAGCCGAAAAAACTGTCGCAGACCTTGAGGCGGAAGTTGACAAGCTTGAAAGAGAGCTTGCTGACATTGAACAGGCTCCGGCAGAAGATAACAAGCCGGAAGAAAGAGCGGCAACCCCGCAGAAGGAGATTAGAACCATGAAGAGATGGAAAGAGATGAACTATGAGGAGCGTTCCGTATTCGTGCAGCGGGATGAGATGCAGACTTTCCTTGGAGAAATCCGGTCTGCAATCGCAGAGAAGAGAACTATCAGCAATGCCGGATATCTGATCCCGAAGATTCTGATTGGCGTGCTGAAGGAGAGCATTGAGGATTATTCCAAGCTCTATAACCGCGTATTCCTCAAAAGCGTTCCTGGCGAGGGCCGTGTTGTTATCGAGGGAGCTATCCCGGAAGCAGTATGGACCGAGGCTTGCGCTAACATCAATGAGCTTGACCTGAGCTTTTCCAAGGTTGAGGTTGACGGTTACAAGGTAGGCGGATATTTCAAGGTATGCAACGCTACTCTTGAGGATTCCGATGTTGACCTTGCAAACGAGCTGATCCGTGCACTCGGACAGGCTATCGGCCTTGCTCTGGATGCAGCTATCGTATTCGGCACTGGCACAAAGATGCCGGTTGGTATCGTAACCGCTCTGAAGGCTGTGGCATCTACTCCGAATGTAGTTTCTCACGCAAATACAGTAAAGGACAAGGCTCTGATCGAGGCTCTGATCGGCGATGCAGCACTGATCTCCAGCAAGTATGGCTCTGATCTGATCTGGATCATGAACAAGAAGACTCTGCTTAAGGTTCGCATGGCTATGATGAATGTTAATGCAAACGGTCTGTTTGTGGCTGGCAACCAGCTCCCGATCGTTGGCGGTGACATCATTGAACTTGGATTCATGCCTGACGATGTAATCGTTGGCGGTTATGCAGATCTGTATCTGCTTGCAGAACGTGCAGGAACAAAGATCGGTACTTCCGAGCATGCATTCTGGGTAGCTGACCAGACCGGATTTAAGGGCACTGCTCGTTATGATGGTAAGGTTCTGGATACCAACGGCTTTGTTGCAATCGGTATTAATGGAGCAGATGGGGATGATATGGTTCATACCTTCCCGCAGGACGGTGCAAATTTATAACAAGTCTCGTTGTTGCGCCTGAGGACGGCGAGACGGAAATGTGGGGAACTCCGGTGAGCGATATGCAATCCGGAGTGACCGTATCAGGACAGAACATTACCGGTACACTTAAATATCTTGACAGCGGCGCTCCTTCTGAGTGGTGGGGCGCAGGCAACTTCCTGAATCTGAAATTTACGAAGGATTCCGATGCAACATCCATCAAGGTCGGGCTTACTAATAGCCGCGGCTCCGGCATGGTAGAGCTTGATCAGGATATGAACGCAATGCTGAAGATCTCCGATAAGAATCAGCAGAAGCTGAAAGTCATCCAGAGCAGAACGGGCGAGGAGAAGACATGGATCTTCGATCTCTCCGGACTTGTCTGCGAGACAGAATAGGAGGATTGCATGTCAGTAGTAATTACACCGGATTATGCCGGAACGAAGAAAAATGATGCTGTCGAGAAGAAGGACGCGACCAAGAAGGACGCACCAAAGAAACCGACAAGCTCGAAGAAATAGGAGGGCTAACAGATGCTGGAGATGCTGAAAGTTGATCTGGGGATTTCTTCCACCGCATATGATGCGAGGCTTAACCAGTATCTTGAGTCCGCGCAGGCAGAGATTGTCCGGGAGGGAGTAACTTTCCCGGAGACTCTCGCAGTGGAAGATATGCAGCTTATAGTGATGTATGCATCTTATATGTGGCGCAAGAGAGACGGCAACGAGACCGGGATGCCTCGGATGCTCCGGTACTTGCTCAATCAGAGGGTGATATCCCAGAAGATGAAGGCAGGTGAGTGATATGGAAAGCACGATCAAGCTAATCGCTGAAACCGATACGAAAAATGCTTATGGCGCACTGGTTAAGACGGAAACGGAAAGAGAGATCTACTGCGAGGTAGAGTCTGTTGGTAGAAGTGACTTTTTCAACGGGCTTCAGAGCGGATTAGGGTTCTCTTTTGTGTTTGTAACGAATCCAATCAATTACCAGGGTGAAAGAGTAGTTGAGTATAAAGGTCAGCGATATGCGGTAGTCCGTACATATTACGCTAAGATTGACCGGTTGGAAATATATACCGGTGAAAGGGTTGGTGCTCATGGATCTAACTAAGCAGATCAATGAGATTTTGATGAAATACGCGGATGAAGTGGAGGCTGATGTCCTAAAGGTTGAGGAAGATGTAGCAAAGGAAGCTGTTAAAAAGCTTAAATCTACGTCTCCGAAGAATGCCAGGAACGGAGGCCACAAGCACTATGCAGATGATTGGGGAATCGATAACCAAAGCAAGAAGAAGTATGCGAAGTACGTTATCCGCAATAAGCAGTACCAGCTTACGCACTTACTGGAGAATGGACACGATATCGTACGCGGAGGCCGTAAGGTAGGCCACGCAAGCGGGCAGAAGCATATCAAGCCAGTAGAAGAGTGGTGCAAGAGCGAGGTAGAGAAGCGGATCAGGAGGGAGCTTTCATGACAAAAGAACAATTTTATCAGGGGCTTTCCGAGGTTGTCGAAACGTTCTATGGTAAGGCTCCAATGGGGCAAGCGCTACCCTATGCAGTTTATACCTGGGATCATGACAACAATTTTCCTGCCGATGACGTAGTGTACCAACCTGTCGCAACCATCACAGTTAATCTTTACGCGGTGGATCCGGCAATTGAATCAGCCGTAGATGCTAAGCTCACGGAAATGGGCCTCTTTTGGACATCCACAACAAGTTTCGAGCTTGATGATGATGCATATCTCACTATATACACGATGGAGGAATTTGAAGATGAAGAAAGTTAAGTTTGGGCTGAAAAATGTCCACTACGCAGTGGTTACGGAGACCACGGACAGCACAACCGGCGCTGTAACTTCCACATATGGAACCGTTAAGGCTTGGCCCGGCGCTGTCAATATCTCGCTTGATCCGAGTGGAGACGATACTCCGTTCCATGCTGACGATGGCGTCTACTACACAATCGGAAACAACTCCGGATACTCCGGAACGTTTGAGTCTGCTCTTATCCCGGAAGATGTTCTTACATCTGTTATGGGACAGGACAAGGATGCAAACGGTGTTGTAACCGAGACAACTGAAGATGTCAAGAAGTACATCGCTCTGATGTTTGAGTTCCAGATGGATGAGAGCGGCAGGCGTTTCCTGTTCTACCGCTGCTCGTTGGCTCGTCCTTCCGTAGCTGGACAGACCAAGGCGGATTCTACCGAAGTACAGACCGAGACCGTTAATATCACAGCTACTCCGCGTCCGGATGATCAGAAAGTGAAAGCTTTCGTTGACGCGGATGGAGAAGCATATGATGACTGGTATACGGATGTTTATACCAGCTAATGAAATAACTGACAACTGAGCCCAGGATGATTTCTTGGGCTCTTCTTTTTTAGGGAGGGAAGCCATGAAACGAACAATTGAAACAAGCGCCGGTGCGCTTACGTTGGAATGCAACGCTGCAACACCTTTTATAGTTAAGCGGATGTGCAGTTTTGATATGCTCAAGTATTTCACGGAAACAAATATTGATGACGGGCTGTTGCTTGATCAGATCGAGCGCTTCGAGATGATCATATATGTGATGCATCTCCAGGCTACTAAGTCAACGAGGGAAGCTCTTAACTCCACGATGGACGAGTTTCCGGAGTGGTTGGCGGGCTACTCCATCCAGGAGATGACGTCAGAGATCATCCCGGAAGGTATCAACCTGTGGGTTACGTCCGAGCAGACGTCTACTCGAGCAAAAAACCCGGAAGGCCAACAGTAAGGCCCTTTACTGTTGCGCTTTTGATGCTTAGGGCGAAAGAGTTAAGTCTGTCTTTTGACGAGCTCGAAATAGTCACGATTGGAGATATCCTCGATATGACGATTGAGCGGTTGAACGATCAAGAGGAGTGGGACTATATAGCCACTCAGGCAGATATAGATAAGTTGATGAGGTGATGATATGGCATCCGGAACAATCAAAGGGATCACAATTGAGATAGAGGGTAAGACTTCCGGACTTGTCAAATCCCTCGGTGATGTTAACAAGGAGCTGTCGCTCACTCAAAAGAGCCTCAGGACGGTTGATCAGGCGCTTAAGCTTGATCCGGGAAATGTCGAAACACTCAAGAAAAAGCAGGAAATCCTTAACACCGCTATCGAGCAGACCAAAGAGAAGCTTGAACTTGAGAAAAAGGCAGCGGCGGACGCTGCAAAGGCTCTGGAAGATGGGACGATCTCAAAGAGCCAGTATGATGCGCTTCAGGCAGAGGTGGCTAAGACTGCCTCGCAGATGAACACGCTGGAGAAGGAAGCCAAAGAGACCAACAGCGCGCTGAACAAAACTGCAGATACTAAGCGTTTTGACAAGCTTAAGGGTGCGCTTGACAAGGTCGGAAAGGGCCTGAAAGGTGCGGCTAAAGCTACAGGAGTAGTTGTGGCGGGTGCAGCGGCTGCAGCGGGGGCCATGGTTAAGCTTACTTCCAGCGCTGCCGAGACCGCTGATGAGATAGACAAAATGTCCCAAAAGATAGGCATCTCAAAGAAGGCTTATCAGGAGTGGGCTTACGTCATGGGGCAGAACGGTATGGATGTCAATCTGCTCCAAAGCGGGATGAAGTCCCTTAACACTCAGATCCTCAAAACACAGGGCGCAACGGATAAGAGCAAGACCGCCCTTGGAAAGCTTGGGATTGCTGTCACGGACTCGTCCGGAAAACTCCGGTCGCAGGAGGATATCCTCTACGATACTATCACGGCGCTTGCCAATATGGACGAGGGCGCGGATCGCGCTAAGCTTGCGCAGGAGCTGTTGGGCAAGAGCGGCTCAGAGCTTGCTCCGCTGCTTAACCAGGGCGGACAGGCGATTAAAGATTTAACCCAAAGGGCGCATGACCTCGGGCTTGTCATGAGTGATGAGGCTGTGGATGCCGGGGTTAAGCTCGGCGATACGATGGACGATGTAAAGAAGTCCTTCAAGGCGCTCGGTACTAACCTCGGCACATCTTTGATGCCGATCGTGCAGAAACTTGCGGATAAGATCCTTGAGTTTATGCCGAGATTTCAAAAGCTCTTTGATAAGATCGGCCCTGGCTTGGAGACTTTTCTCGAGAGCATGCTCCCGATGCTCTTTGACCTGGCCGAGACTCTGCTCCCGCCGATCTTTGATCTCTTGGAGGCAGTGCTCCCGCCGCTGACTGAAATTGTAAATGCAATCCTGCCGGTCATCTCAGATTTGCTCAAGACGATCCTGCCGCCGCTGATTGATATTGTCAAGTCAATCCTGCCGGTTATCGTTGACCTGGTCAACGCACTCAAGCCGATCCTCGAAGCGGTTGTCGAGATCCTTAAGCCACTGATTGACTTGGTGCTTGACCTTATCAAGCCGCTGCTGGATCTGATTAAAAACATCCTCAAACCGCTGACGGACCTGTTTAAGGGCGTTGGCGATGTGCTTAAACAGACCGTGGGTCCGGCAATCGAGATTATATCCGGATTGCTTAATACTCTGTTGGGTCCCGCTTTTGAAGCAATTGGCGGGATCGTAAAGGCCGTGTGTGGAGTACTGACGGGAGACTGGGGAGCCGTAAGTGATGCGCTTAAGGGTATCTGGAACGGCTTGAAAGACGCCGCGGCGAAGATATGGGGCGCGATAGCTGACATTGCAGACTCCGCAGTAGAGTCAATCCTTGGAGATGTCAACGCGGCTCGAGATGCTACACTTGCTCTCCAGGAGGAGCAGCTTAAGCAGAGCGGGATCCTCGATAAGGTCGATCAGAACCGGTATAACTACAACCGGTATGGTACAGCCAATTCGGACGTCGCCAACAAGATGAGCTCGTCCGTATCAAATGCCGAGATATATAAGGCACGTGCTAAGGGCAATACCGTCACCGTCAACACTTATATCGGATCTGATAAGGTCAACACCACTGTCAGCAAGGCCAACAAGGCTAATCAGGCCCAGAAGGGAGGACGCTGATGTTAAGGACCGATTATCCAGTATATATCAACAATACAGAAATCAAGGCAAAGTGCATCAGCTGGGCCCGTGACTACGAGAACATTGAGATTACTAATCAGACCGAGGATGGACATGATGATGTAGAAGTTGTCCGCAGGGGAAAGCGCTCGATATATGCGGGCTTTCAGTGCAGTGACTACTGGGCATCTATACTGACAGAGTTTAACGATGAGCCGATCCTCGAAGTAAGATTTTACGATGTGAAGACCAAGGATTATATAACTTTGGAGATGCGCATGGATGACTTAAGAGACGATCTTGTTGATAACTCTGACAAGCTGCAGTCTTCCAATGGGTTATACATTGTAACTTTTAACTTGATTGAGTTTTAGCGGAGGCTTTGATGTATCCAGTAAGTGACGCTTATCTAACTGCATTATCGAGGCCTGCCAAGGTGCGCCGGATCACGGGGACCATCGGAAACCGACAAGTCACAGAGGCCAACTTCGTTTCTGGCAGCTTGCGGATATACAACGCTTGCTCTGAGGACAACGAGATCAAAATCGGCTCTGTGTACATGGGGACGCTGGAAGCCGTGGTTAAGGGTGTGGATTACCTCCGCAATTGGTACGGCAAGGTGGTCACGCTTTCGGAAGGCCTAAAGCTTGCTGATGGCACATGGGAAGATGTCCCGCTTGGAGTCTTCCGAGTTGTCGAGGCCAACCACGCAGATGACGGCGTACACATCACCGCTTATGATGATATGCGGCGATGCGACATCCGGAAGTGGACACATGAGACGTTTGTAGGACAGCCATATGACTATCTGCAGGAGATCTGTAACATCGCTCACGTAACGCTTGCGCAGACGGAAACCGAGATCAAGGCATTCCCGAACGGGCTGAAGGGGTTCTCCCTGTTCCCGGAAAACGATATCGTCACCTGCCGGGATATGCTGTTTTGGGTGTGTCAGACAATCGGCGCCATAGCAACCTTTAACCGTGACGGACTGCTTGATATCCGGAGATATGGAGACTATCAAGAGCCTGTTGCGACAATTGGCAGCGGAACCCGGTGGCAAGGTGGATCCATTTCGGACTTTGAGACGTACTACACATCACTAACCTATGATGATGTGCAGAGCGGCGAGCCTTTTGAGATCGGCGAAGAGACAGATGACGGGCTTGTGTATGAGCTCGGAGCTAATCCGCTGCTGCAGTACTACGGCACAGATCCGGTTAACCATCCTGCGTGGGACATCCTGGAATCGCTCCAGGCGATCCGGTTCACGCCTTTTAACGTGGATTTGGCAGCATGTCCGGCATATGACTTATGCGATGTCATCGAGTTAGCTAACGTGAGAGGCGATTGGAGCCCCGTAGGGTGCATCATGGAGTACAGCTACCAATTCCACGGTACCTACACGATACAGGGCTTTGGTAGCAATCCTGCACTTAACAACGTCAAATCTTCCACAGATAAAGCTCTTGTAGGCTTAAAAAACCAAGGTAAAGGTAACACTATTCAGTATTACACCTTTACCAACGGGCGGCAGATATCAGTAGGGGATACATACGAGGAAATAGTACATATCCGCTTTGCAACGGTTTCAGAAACTTTAGCAGTATTTCAGGCTGAAGTCCACCTTGACGTAGATACCGTAGACGTAGCAAGCGCAACGATACAGTACGAGTACAACAACGAGATTATCACGTATCTCCCGAAAGAGACATGGATAGACGGGGATCATATACTCCACCTGCTTTATTACTTCCAGACCGAAGGCGGTGCGGAAAATGAGTTACTTGTCAGCCTCAAGCTTGAAGGTGGAACCGGGTGGATAGATGAGCAGAACGTCCATGCAATGATCTGGGGACAGGGACTTGTTGCAAGTGATAAATGGGATGGACGGATCAACCTTGAGGGCAACCTTCCTGAGTTTGGCTTTGCGACTTCACCCAATACGATTGACTACATCAATGGTACTGCAAGCGTCAATATTATCGAGAACATCAACCTCAGCTTTGATGACGAAGTGGAAGAGGTTGAGCTTGCCGTTACACCCGTACCTGAGAATAACTATGACGGTGCTCCGTATATTAACAAGAAGGCCGTATATGATCTCTACTGGAGCGATGTATATGACCTTAGTGGTGGGTGGCAAGAGCTCTATGAGGACTTTAACTGGTAAGGAGAGATTATGCGATACTCAGATAACTATAACCTTAAACTGCCTCAGAGAGGCGTTGACAGGGCTAATGTGGATGACCTTGATAGTAACTTTGAGACCATTGACGGAGCCCTTGCAGATGACAGGCAGATAGGTCTGCTGATGTATGACAGCACGGCTACGTATAACACTGGAGCTATCCGTGGCTACGAGAACCCTACCACGCACAGGGTACGGGCTTACAGATGCCTTGAGGATAACGTGACAGGCCCGTGGGATGCTACCAAGTGGGCACAGACCACCCTTGCGGCGGAAATCGAAAACGGTGGAGGTGGCGGCGGCTCTTCCACCCTTGCCGGATTAAGTGATGTTGACCTTGACACGCCTGCAGATGGCGAGGTGCTTACATATGACGCTACAGAGGGCAAGTGGGTCAATGCCACAGGTGGTAGTGGCGGTGCATCCGAACTCTCCGACCTTAACGATGTAAGCTTTACCACACCCACAGAGGGGCAGATACTTAAGTATGATGGAGATGATTGGGTAAATGCCAATGCTCCTGATGTGGATGTTACTAAGACAGCCACGGGCAACCCCATCGAGATAAGTGACGGAGCTAATGCTCCCCTTGTTAAGTGCGTGACGGAGATACAAGGCTCACAGGACTTACATGGACAAGATAAGCCGTGGGTAGGTGGAGCTGGGAAGAACAAGTTGCCTATGACGGTTGATGGTATAAAAGCATTAAATACTATTGGTACTTGGAGTGGCAACTCTTATACACAGACTGGCGTTACATTTACTATTCAGACAGATGCTGACGGGAATGTTGTTGGAATAAAAGCAAATGGAAATGCAACCGCAGATATAGTATTTATGTGTGGAAATTATATTCTAAAAGCAGGCTCGTCTATTAAATACAGCGGAAGTGTTAATGGGTCTCTAAACACCTTTTGGGTCGCTTACCATGGATACCGTAAAGCACCAGATGGAGATGGTACAGCAGATAGAACGTCAGCTTCGACAGATTGGGATGGTAACTTAGAAATAGGCATCAGTAATGGAGCATCATTATCTAATCAAATGTTCTATCCCATGATACGCCTTTCCACAGTATCAGACTCTACCTTTGCCCCCTACTCCAACATCTGCCCCATAACGGCATATACGGAGGGGGAGATTGAGGTGAGGGGGAAGAACAAGTTGCCGATGATAGTGAGTGATATAAAGTCGGTAAATACAGATGGAACATGGACGAATAATCAATATCAATTAAATGGAGTCACATTTGATTTGCAGACTAATGCAAATTGGAACATTACAGGAATCAAAGTAAACGGAACATCATCTGCCCTTACAAGATTATGGATAATGACAAATGAAAATATGGTCGATTATTCGTCATGTATATTATCCATGAAAAATGCAACAGCAAATTGTAGTTTTATCATTCTCCAAAGAGTGAGTCCGTGGACAGTTTATGCGATGGCTAATAGCGATAGCGATGTAGTTATACAGAACGCTTCTGATAATGCTATGTTTTATATCGAGATTTTGGCTAACAAAACTGTTAATACTACTTTATACCCGATGATTAGATATGTTGGTGGTAGTTCTGATTTTGAGCCTTTTGTTGCACCCACCACCCACACCACCACCTACCCCTCTGCTATATATCGAGGAAGTGAGGATGTGGTGAATGGGGAAGTGGTGACAGAATGGGGTATGATTGACAGCTATGCAGGGGAAACGCTTCCCGGTGAGTGGATAAGCGACCGTGACGAGTATGCTCCCGGCACTACTCCCACAATGGGGGCACAGGTCGCATATGCTCTTGCTACTCCCACAACCTCATCCGTCACCCCCACCAACCTCCCCGTCAAATCTCTTAACGGCTACACCCACATAGAGAGCAGTACGGGAGACCTTGCTGTTGAGTACATAACCCAACAGCAACAGCCTATTGTAGATTTAATAGAGAGTAGTAGTGGTACATCCGGGCATAACTACTCTACTACAGAGCAGGTGGTAGGAACGTGGATAGACGGGAGTACACTGTATGAAAAGACGATCAAAAAGCAGAACATTTCCAGTGCGTCAAGCTCGACTGTGCTTATCCCGAGTTCCGAATTAACAGGAATGAACATCATTGAAATCGACGGTAGTTATGTGA